TGGTTGGCGATCCTCGTCGGGTGGCAGTTGTTGAGTCGACCGTGGAAATCAAGGGCGATTTACCGGGACATCCGTTTCGTGGAAATCAATATAGTGGCGGTGGGGGTGGAGGTGGTTCTAGTGGCGAGGGCGATATTCGCGCAGCAGAGACAGACGCGTTTCGTGCTTCCTCCAACGCTATGAAATTAGCGCGTAGATCGGATCGAGGCAATTCTCAGATGGACCGCAGCGACCAACAAGCTAGTGCAATGATGGCCAGCGATGCAGCTCATGAAGCCAGCAGCTTTGCCCGGGACAGTGGAAAAATGGGTTCTGGAGTTAAGGATACTATCGACGCTTACAAAGAATCTGCAGGTTTACATACTGAAGCAGCGGATGCTCACAAAGAGGCCGGCAATTCTGCTGTAGCAGAAGCACATCAGGCAGCTAGTGTGGCGGCAAATCGGGTAGTAGATATTCTTACTTCTTCGGAGGCTAAAAACAAAAAACTTTTTGAGAAGGCCGGGCGCGTGCTGAGCGGGTCGAACGAGAAGCGGATCAAGGAGGCCATGGGCTGCCACGAAGAGGTGTTGAAGCTGGGCGAGGGGCACGCTAGCCCGGCGGCCCGCGCCCTGGTCAAGGAGGCGCATGGGCATCTGGATTCGGTGGTCAAGTCGTTGGGCGATGCGACTGCCGAGGTCGGCGAGATCGACGCGAAGGCCGCAATGGCGGCGTTTCTGGTTAAGTCGACGATGGAGCAGCGGGAACATCTGGCGGAAGTCCTGAAGGCTATCAGGGACGCCGAGCGGCCAAATAGGAGTTTGGATCTCTATAGAACTTTAACCAGGCAAAAGTTTAACAATAACCACGACGAGTCCGGGCGGTTCGCGGAAGGTGCTGGTGGCGGCAGTGGAGGTTTTAGTGGTTCTGGTGGTTCTAGTAGTGGGCATTCTACGCTGTTAGCTGCGGTAAATAGTGCTTCCTCTGAGGCTGGAAAAGTGCAATCACGTTCGGAGGGTTCTCCTGAAGCTAAAGTGGCTACTCGTACTGCTGTCGCTGCTACTGCTAAAGCCGAGAAAGAAAACACGCCGGCTGCCCATGAAGATGCTGCAAAAGCGCATGCTGCTGCGGCAGAATTACATAACGAGGCTGCTGACAAGCATGAGTATTGCTATGAGAATGGACTAAGTCATTCCGGCCCTGTTGATCCTGGAGAAACTAATTCTAGCGGTCAAGGATGGGGCCGCGCCGCGCCAGCAAACGAAGCAACCCTGAATGCTCATGGGAATGCTATTACGCCACACCACAGGGCGGCTGCTGCTCACAAACAGGCTGCTGCTGAGCATCAAAAAATAAGGGATGAGCTGTTGAGTTGATAGAAAAAAAAGAAACAATAGTGCGTCGCGAAGGTCGTGACGGCTAGGTGTGATGAATGGTTTTACCGAGAGGAGGCTTCCCATGAAGCTAACTAAGGAATTGAAAGCGGAACTCACGACCGTCTGCGGCGTTAAAGCCGAATCCACGGACGATGAGTTTGTCAAAGCCGCCGGCGACGCGTTCGCCAACGGCAAGCTGTCCCCCGCGCGCTACGCGGAGCTGACGAAGGAACCCGGGCAGGCCGAGGCCGACGCGTTCTCCGCCAAGCTCGACAAGGTCGCGGATGGCCTGGAGAAACTGGTCGCCCACCTGACCAAGGAGCCGGAGGCCAAGCCCGAGGTCAAGGAGGTGAAGACCGAGACCAAGGAGGTGAAGGTGAGCAACCTGTCCAAGCTCATCGCGGACATCGGCCGGTCGTCGATGGACGCCAAGGACGTGGACGTCCGGGTCAAGGAGGCCGCGGAGCAGTACGACGCCACCAAGAGCGCCGCCATCTATCCCTCGACCACGAAGTCCGGTCGGCCGCACCCGCTCGCGGGTCGTCCCGTCTACGACTTCACCGACGAGGGGCGGCCGGTCCAAGAGACCAGCCAGCGCGACAAGGCGGTGATCGGCGCTTGGTGCAAGCTGCTCTGCGCGACCAAGCAGCGTGGTGGCAGCCGGACGTTCGGCTACCAGTCCCTGCCGGACCACGACAAGTCCCTGCTCCACTACGCGATGGACCAGATGGAATGGTCCGGCGCGTCCGATGGCGGCGATCACGCCGACATCAAGCACCGGCGCTTGACGCCGCACGAGCAGAAGGCGTTGATCGACGACGCGGTCAGCGGCGGTCTGGAAGCGGCCCCGATCGTCTTCGACGACCAGGTGATCTCGGCTCCGCTGCTCTACGGCGAGCTGTACCCGCTGGTCAACACCGTCCCGATTCCTCGCGGCCGTCGGGTCGAGGGCGTGGCGGTCGGCCAGGTCACGGGAAGCTGGGGAGGCGTCGATGCAACGGCCATCTCGCTGTTCAACACGGCGAGCTACGTCAGCGCGTTCGACACGACCATCTTCCGATGGCAGGGCGCGATCCAGCTTGGGTTGGATTTCCTCAGCGACTCGCCGATCAACTTCGGCCAGATCGTCACCCAGCAGTACGGCGAGCAATTGCTCAACGACCTGGACGACGTGATCGCGACGGGAAATGGCACGACCCAGCCGGAAGGCGTGATGAACAAGGCCACGGCGACTTCGGTCGCTTGGGGCGGCACCACGTCGATCGGCAACTACGAGTCGCTGCGCTTCGGCGTGGCGAAGGCCGAGCATCGCCCGAACCTGATCTCGTCCGCCGTGTTCTGCGGCAGCGAGACCACCTACCAACGCGCCAAGGCGATCCCCCTCGGGGCGACGGACGCGCGGCGGTTGTTCGGCGAAGGCGGCATGGGGACCGGCGGCTACGCGAATTACTCGCTGATGGGCCACGGGTTCAAGATCAACACGAGCATGGCGAATACCCAGGTGTTCTACGCCATCCTCGGACGTTATCGGATGTTCCGGCGCGAGGGTCTCACCATGCGGACTTCGACCGAAGGTGACACTTTGACCCGCGCCAACGAGCTGTTGATGGTGGCCGTAGCCCGGTACGGCGGCCAGCTCGAACGAGGAGCCTGCGCGGCGATTACCACGACCGCACCGGCTTGATCGAGGGCGGTTTACGCCCAAAGCGGCTGTGGTGCGGGTCCCCGTTCTCGCCCGCACCACAGCCCGATTTTTACGAGGGGACGGATTTGGATTCACGGAAACTTTGACCAGGAGAACAAACTATCATGGCAGTTGCTGAAAGAGAACGAACCGAGACAAGGACGACGTTGCAGCCGTTTTCGGTGGTGGTGGATCACCCCCGAAACTGCGACGTGCTCATACAGTCAATCCCGAATTGCCGGCTGCGCAGCGCCATCAGCGCCGCTAAGCCGGTGATCGACGTGGCGACCGGCGAGCCGCGGATACCCGTGGACCAGGCCAGACACCTCGGGCAGCTCCCGCCGATTCCCGGGATGCACCTGACGGTAGATCCGGCCAAGCTCACCTACGAGGTGTCGGACCCGCTCTACGAGGATGAGGACCAGTGCGAGCGGATACGGCTGGCGATCAACCGGGCCAGCGTGACCCGGATCACCGGCAAGCTGCGGGGCGTCGCTCCTCTGCGCGGGACGTTGGACGTCCACCGGATGAAGACGCTGTGCCGTGAGGTGCTGTGGCTGCTGGAGGCCGGGGACGTCCGCATGGTCAAGGGTGCCCGTCCGACGCAGGAGGCCGTGGACGAGATGCCGGGCGAGTACCTGCTGAATCCGGGCAGCCGGGTGCACACCACCCAGCCCGTCTACGAAAAAGATTTCCAGAACTGGCTCGAACGGCTCACGGCCTCGGGAGGATAGTTGTGGCAACTCCAGCACCTTCCGCCGCTGTCATGGAAGCCAGGGGGCGTCGTGGTGCCTCCTCTGCGGCGGAAGGTGTTCGATGGGAATGGTTCACCCAGAACGTGCTGGACCGAGTGAACCTGACGATGGAGCAGCGCGTGCGGCTGGCGACGGCGAAGCTGCTGTCGGCCGTCACGAAGAACATCAGCACGGCGGTCACGGTCGGCGTCGGTCCGCGCGGGGGCAGGGTCGTCACGGGCCGCAGCAGGCCCGGCGAATATCCCCACGCGGAAACGACGCAGCTGATGAAAACGCTGTTCAGCGACGTACGGAGGAATCAAGATGGATCAGTGGACGGCTACGTCGGAACGCCACTTAGTTACGGTTTGATTCTCGAAACGAAAATGAGCAGGAGTTTTCTAGTGCGTACGCTCAACGAGGAATCTGAAAAATTGGGTTTGATACTTACGGAGCCGATAAGGGATTAGCAATGGCGGTTGGTTGTGCGGACATCTGGAAAGCGTTAAATGCGGCATGGGACGCCTCGGACTTGGGCGCCAAGTTCAAGGCTTTGTGGGCCGATCCCGCCGATGCGAAGCAGATCGTGTTGCATGACCAGGAAGCCTCGTCGGGACAGAACTACCCCTACTGCGTGGTGGACGTGCTGTCGCCTAAGACGACGACCAGGATGTCCGGTGGATCGGACCGACTGCGGGAGATCCGAGAAGCGCAAGTAACCCTCAATGTCCACGTCGAGGAAGTCACGGGCGACTCCCGGTCGGCCAAGCAGATCGCTGCGTACCTGGCGGAGGAATTGATGAAGGTGTTCGGGGGACACCCGACGGTAGTCGCCACGGCGTCGCTGACTTTGGACAACGGTGCTGCGTTGCTGATCGAGTATCAGACGGATTATGGCGTCCGAATAGATGACGACGAATTCAATTGGGTGATTAGTTACAAAATAGTGGTGGACGTTCCCGTGATGGCTTGAAAGGAAATACCATGGCAAGCAGATCGCTTTCTGGAATTAAGATAAAACTGAGCCTGTCCGGCACGGTCGTCAACACGCTGGACGACACCACTTCGGTGACCGCCAACCAGCCGATGTTCTCCTATGCGCCATCAATTGCCAATGGCATCGAAGCCAGCCAGGCGAACCGGGGATGGCACAGCGAGGATCGGGCATTGGCCAATGGCGCTCAGGAGGTCCTTGACCTGCATTCACTGCCCGACATTGGGGCGGGCGTCGGCAATGACGCGCTGGGCCAGGACCTCGTATTCGAGGAAGTCGTGGCCATTGCCATCGTCAATGAGAATGCCGTGGGCGCGGCTGGACGGCTGGAGGTGTTTCCAGCGGCAAGCGAAGGCTGGCAGCCGATCGGGTCGCATACCGCGGTCAACGGCGGGGCGCTGCTTGGGCAGGGTTCGTTGGTCAAGTGTCAGTTGGCGGCCGATGGATTCGACGTCGCCGAGCAGGCGCATCGTATCACGTTCCGGGCGGTTGGCGGGGCGGTCAACTACTCGGTCTACTTGCTCGGCAGGAACGACGACGAGGAATCCAGCAGCAGCTCGGTGAGCAGTAGTTTGTCGAGCAGCCTGAGCAGTTCCAGCGTGTCAAGTCTGAGTTCTAGCAGCCTGAGCGCTTCCAGTTTGTCGAGCATCTCGACTTCCAGCTCCAGCATCTCGACGAGCAGCATCTCGACTTCTAGCTCTAGCATTTCGACAAGTAGTTTGAGCAGCAGCGTTTCCAGCCAGTCGAGCAGCTTGTCGAGTTCCAGCAGCTTGAGCAGCCTGTCGAGCATCTCGACCAGCAGTAGCAGTCAGTCGCCGAGCGAAAGCAGCTCGTCGCTCAGTTCGTCTTAACGTAAACAACCTCTCGGAAGGAGTTCTATTATGAGCAGCGAAAATACTTTGACTGGCCGGAACGGCAAATTCGTGGTGGATACCGACCTGGTCGCCCGCACGACCCAGTGGGCGGTCAGCCCGAAGCTGGCTAACACCAGCGAGTGGGGAGACTCGGACAGCGGCGGATACACCAACCGCGCCGCAGGCCGACGCGACGCCACGTTCAATGCC